CTTGACCAGAAGGGCATAACAGCAAAGATTGTGATTAAGAAGGTGCAAACATGAGCAGGTGCCGCAAGTGTGGCGTTCCTATCGAATGGATACAGACAACGGCAGGAAGGAATTAACGGCAGAGACACAGAAGTTGCCTTTGTACCGCATTGGGCAACCTGTCCCAACGCTGTTGATTTCAAAACAAGCAAAAGAAAGTGAGGAACACAAATGAACACGATTATTTCTACAATCTGCGCTAATGCAGAGACTATCGTACTGGTGGAGAGCGTTGCGCTGGCTCTGATTGCCACCGAATACGCTGTACGCAAGGTTGCCAAAGCTGTCAGGCATCGCCGCCGCCAGCAGCGGCTGGCATCTCCTGAGTATCAGAGCGAAGTACGTGCAAGAAATCAGGCTAAGATGGCGGAAATTATCCGTGAGACTTCCGATATTTATTCTCCGCTCAGCGGGATAGAAGGCAAGTAACAAATAAAATAACAGGAGGATTCACAATGGAAATGGCAGACTTGATGATAATGGCTTTTAAAAGCCCTGAAGAACTGAACGAGATGTTTGATTCGGGTATGTTTAACGGCATCTTGAAGGGTTACCTGATTCTTGCCATGCGGGAGAACCACACAGAGGCGGAGATTGGAGCGGTACTCCACGCTTTGGACGAAACACTGGGATTTGTCACCGCCGAGGAAGCTCGTGCTGCATGGCAAGAATCAGCGTTCTGAAAAGTAACCTAAACTAAACACCGCCTGGCGCACCTATGCGTGTCAGGCGGTGACGAAATGCAGGTGTAGTTCAACGGCAGAACGCCAGCTCCCCAAGCTAGCTACGAGGGTTCGATTCCCTTCGCCTGCTCCAGCCCCACTTGGTGAGGCGATTACAACTGAATAGCCCTGCGGATGGTTGACCGCACAATCCACAGGGCGTTATATGCCCCCTGCCGGTTCACGTCCGGTCGGGGGTATCTTTTTTTCTTAAATGATGACGGTTTTGAATTAAAGATGATAGTTTCGTAACTGGACTATATGAAGACTTATCCGAAAAACAATGGAAGGAGTAATTTATCGTGGAAAATAGAATGGATGAGATTATTTATATCCCCGTGGAGAAACTCCACCCGCACCCCGATAATCCCAGAAAGAATTTGGGAGACCTGACTGAGTTGACTGAAAGTATCAAGGTCAGTGGTATTCTCCAGAACCTGACCGTTGTGCCGTGGTTCTCTACATGGAAGCCTTGCGATGACCCCAAACAACAGGAAGAAATGGGGTATCGGGTTATCATCGGTCACCGCCGTCTTGCGGCTGCAAAAGTGGCTGGGCTTACAGAACTGCCGTGTATCATCAGAGAGATGTATCACGATGAGCAAATAAAAACCATGTTGATAGAAAATATGCAGCGCAATGACCTCACTGTGTATGAACAGGCTCAAGGATTCCAGATGATGATGAATCTGGGTGACAGCATTGAGGAAATTGCCCAAAAGTCTGGCTTCTCGCAAACTACTGTTCGTAGACGTGTGAAACTGCTGAAATTGGATCAGGAAAAATTCAAAGAGTCAATCGAACGTGGTGCTACGTTAACTGACTATATGGAGTTGGACAAAATCAGCAGCACAGAGCGCAAGAACGAGGTCTTAGATGCTATTGGAACGAAGAACTTTCGCCAAAAGCTACAGCAAGCAATAGATACCGAAAAACGGGAAGCTTTTGTGGAAAAGGCGAAAGCTTTTGCAGCAGAATTTGCGAAAGAAATTACTGAGGTCGATCGCAATGTTTTTCAATATGTCCGCAATTATGGATATTGGAACAAGGGTACTCTAGAACAGCCTGGCGATGCTGATTCTGTTCAGTATTTCTATCGTATTGGACGAGAACAGATTGATTTGTACAGAAAAATTACAGCAGGAAAAAGTGAAGAAGAACAGAGAAAGCAGGCTCGGAAAGAGGAATATGAGTACCGCCTGAACGGCTTGAAAGAGGCCACCAATCGAGCGTATCATCTCCGCTATAACTTCATTAAGGACTACACAAGAGCCAAGAGCAATTCGGGGTTGATTACTCAGTGGCTTGCGCTGGCAGCTATGTATCAGGATATCCCTAACCATAAACTGCTTGCCGGACTGCTTCACTGTGAATGTGACGATAATACCGATAAAATCTCAGAAGTTGATTACATCGCAGAATATGAGAGCAGACCTGATTTTGCTCGCCTATGTACTGTTTATGCTACGTTTGAGAATGTACATGACAGCTACTATGCTGATGGGTGGAGTGCAAAGGAACAATGCTATAAGCTAATTTATGATAATTCGGAGAAGCTGGACAAACTGTATCGCTTTTTAGAGTTGCTTGGTTACGAAATGAGCAACGAAGAAATTTCCTTGATGTCTGGAACGCACGAACTCTTTGAGGAGGTGCCGTCCGTGGAAAGAGCTAGAAGGTCCAATACATGACTATTGGGAGAATCCCACTATCGGAAAGGCAAACCGTATCATTGATATGGTTTACGGCTGCAAGCACATATGGAAGAAAACTGAGTGAGGTTAATAACCATGAAAAGACTGACAATTAGGAGCAGTTCTGACAAAGGAACTTGCCATAGGAAAACAACCATCGAGGCGGTTACCAATCGACTGGCAGACTATGAGGATACCGGATATGAACCAGCAGAAATAAGAGAACTTGCACGGAGAGTGAAAGAGCAACAGATAATCATTCGGGATAACGCCATTCAGATTGACAATCTCAAGGAAGCGCTTTTATAACCATATAACCATTAGTTTACTCCCAGCAGTGGCTGGGAATCGAGCTAGTATTGGGTATTAACTTTGTGACGTAGTAGCGGGAACGAAGAAACAGGAGCATCGGCAATGAAAACATCACCAACCTTTGTCAGAGAATGCCGGACATACTGCGGCGAACAGTATATGACAGTTGACCTGTTCCGCTACTCAGAGGAACAGCGAAAAAGGGCAAAAAAGCAAAGAAGACGCAGAGAGAAGGTCAGCGCACCCAAGCAAAGGTGTCTAAACGACAAACGAGCAAAGCGGTACTTCATGCAACTGCTCAACACAAACTTCGGCAGCCAGGACATCAGGCTTGACCTAACCTACAAGGTCGAGCCTGAGACCAAAGGAGACGCAGATAAGACCGTAAGAAATTATCTGCGCCGTGTTGCTAAGTGGCGGCAAAAGCAAGGGCTAGAACCACTAAAATATATTCTTGTTACAGAGGGCGGTGATGTTTCAGCCCAAACAGGAAAAAGAATCCGGCTGCACCACCACATTGTGATGAATGGCGGTGTGAACAGGGATGACCTGGAACTGCTGTGGAACACAGAGCCGGTAAGGTGGAAATGGTTGGAAGATGGTAAAATCTATAAAGGCGTTCCATATCGTGAATGGTTACAACAGCACATGCTGGGGTATGCCAACACCAGAAAGCTACAGCCAGGAGAAAATGGGCTGGAAGCACTAGCACGGTATTTGACAAAAGACCCAAAAGGGAAAAAACGCTGGACAAGCAGTCAGAATCTCAAGAAGCCAGAGCGGATGACAAGAGACCACCATTTTTCCTGTCGGAACTTCCAACGCTCCTGTATGGATGGGGATATTTATTCTGTGGAGTGGTGGGAGAAAAAATACAAGGGCTATACACTCGCTGGCTGTCCAGCAACGGCGGTTGAGGCTGACCCTCCGGATGAAGATGGATTGAACGATTGGCGAGTGTTTGCGAAGCTAAAAAAATATCTAAACTAGGGAGTGACTAAAATGAATTTTAACCCGAACCAGCTGAATGAAATGCAGACTAGATTCTGGAAAATCTGTCATGAAAAATTGTCGAATCGGCTGCCAGATGAATTTGTTGGCTGGCTGCAAGAGACTGATTTCTTTACAGCTCCTGCCAGCTCTAAGTTTCATATGAATTGTGAGGGAGGATTGCTGGCGCACAGCCTGAATGTGTATAACAGACTGTGCGCCATCGTGCAAACCAGACAATATATGCACTACTGTGATGGAGAGTTGGCGGTTGTTGCGTTGTTCCATGACCTCTGCAAAATTGGTACATACCAGCTGACGTTTAGGCATCAGAAGCAGCCTAATGGAAACTGGACGCAAGTCCCGTCCTATGCCATCAAGAACAGTTTGCCTATGGGTCATGGGGAGAAGTCTGTCTACCTGCTGATGAAGCATGGTGTGAAGCTGACAGATGAAGAAGCACTTGCTATCCGCTGGCACATGGGAGCTTATGACAATGCCGTCAAGGGCGGATGCAGGGATATGAACGAAGCAATCGTGCGTTGGCCTACTCTGGTGCTGGCACTCCAGCAAGCGGATATGGAAGCTACATACTGGGACGAAAACTAAAATGATAGTCGGACTGATTGACGTTGACGGGCATAATTTCCCGAATTTAGCATTGATGCGCATAAGCTCTTATCATAAGAGCAAAGGGGATTATGTGGAATGGTGGCAACCCCCACTATTTCAGCCGCACTATGATGTGGTGTATATGTCAAAGATTTTTTCCGATTCTTACTCTTCGGATGTTCCAGCCCCAGCGAATGCTGACAAGGTAATAAAAGGTGGTACGGGCTATCATATTCATTTGCAAAATGGGATTGAGGTGTTTGATACAGAAGGTCATACCACTTTACCACCGGAAATTGAAAAAATGTTCCCAGATTACTCTATCTACCCAGAATTTGATTTTGCTGTTAGTATGACAAGCAGGGGGTGCCCAAGAGGATGTTCCTTTTGCCATGTAGCAGCAAAAGAAGGAAAATGCGCTATTAAGGTCGCTGATGTCTCGGATTTTTGGAGCGGTCAAAAAGAAATAAGAATACTCGACCCGAATATTACTGCTTGCCGTGAAAAGCGAGATTTAATGGCGCAATACAAGGAAACTGGGGCAAAACTGGATTTTACGCAAGGGTTAGACATTAGGTTAATCGACGAAGCCGACATTGAAGATATTAACCAAATGAGGCTAAGAACTCTCCATTTCGCATGGGACAATCCCAAAGAGGCTTTGGAAGAACAATTCAAACAGTTTGCGAAGAATTTTAGACGGAAATCAAACATTGGAATGGTTTACTGCCTGACAAATTTCAATTCGACAATGGCAGAAAATCTATACCGCATATACACATTGAGAGACTTAGGATATGACCCATATGTGATGATTTATGACAAACCACACGCACCACGAGAAATCAGGCGGCTTCAACGGTGGTGCAACAACAAAATTATTTTCAAGTCATGCAGACATTTTGAAGATTACAAGGAGTAAGGGCAGAGAAGATAATGAGGCTGAATTGCAAACAGCCTCTTACGGGAGCGGGAATACATAAGCACCCAAACCATAAAAAAAGAGGATGAATTTCTTATGCTCAAGGTTGGAGATAAAATCAGCGCACGAATCACCGTTGACAGTTTTGACGGACAGACCAAACAGGCAAAGATTGGTTGCGTTACCTATGTACACCCGAAAGGGTGGTACTGTCAGGCAACATTCCAGATTGGTCCAAAGCGTTGGAGAAAAGAGAGTTTCCAGCTGGTCAATGGGCTTCCGCTGCCGAGCGAGGCACAGATTATCAACGATTGACGATCGGAGGAATCGTATGCCAATTAAATTAGAAGATTTGCCCATAAGGTATCGGGAACAGGTCACACAAAAGCAGCTAGCAGAACTCGGAGAGACGAAAGGGGCTGGCAATAGTACCTCCACAGAAGAAATGATAAGGAAGCACCATAGAGCTGCACAGTCCAATGCACAAGGACACTACTTCGAAGCAGAAATTATAAAAGCTTGTAGGTGGTATAGTGCTAACGGAAGGGCGAAGGTTGAAAAAACACCAGAAACCTTCCGAGTGACACAACTGCTTGGAGGTGGACGTTTTGAAGGGCGTTTCATAGGGAAAGCACAGGTGGACTTTTCTGGGACGTTGAGCGGAGGACGCTCCATCATGTTTGATGCAAAATACACGGAGAAAGACAGAATTCTCCAAAGTGCATTGACAAAGCATCAATCAGAGGAATTGGAGGAAGCATTTTCTTTAGGTGCCCTGTGCGGTGTTTGTGTTGGCATGAAGGGAAGCTCATATTTCGTGACGTGGGAAGTGTGGCGGCGCATGAAAGAAAACTATGGCAGGAAGTACATGACTGCTAATGACCTAAAAAAGTTCAAACTGAGTTTCAACGTTCATTCATGGGCTCTATTTTTGGACTATGACAAGGAGAGATGACAATGAGAACACCATTTGAGAACGACCCGTTCGCCATTATAGCAGTTGCATTCGAGCGGCTATACAATAAGCCTTACGTGGCGCAACTAGTACCATACGATGAGAATGAGGATGAAAAGCCGTTTGGGCAGACATTCTTTCCTGATGATGGCTCAGAACCCCTAGTAAATGTATATCTCCACACCCCGTTTGAACATGCACCGGAAATCTTTGCTCATGAGTTGGCTCATGTTGCTGTAGGCCCAGGGAAAGGGCATGGAATAGAGTGGGAACGGGCTTTTGAGGCGATTCGACAGGAGTATTTCAAGGTCGGAAATGAAATGTTTGGAGGAGAATCCCATGAACAAAGTAGAACTTGAAAGCCTGCGAGACAGATACCGCAGGCTAGAGGAAAAGCATTACACGAATTACCAAGAGAGCGGAATCCCTAGGTATGGGAGAAACTATCAGCTCTACCAGCAGATTGCTGATGCCGCAGAACAGGCACTTTCTGCGGCAGAGGATCACCAGAAATCATGCAGCCTGATGAGCACAATCTGTGACATTGGAAGCCAAGCTGAAAAAGGCTTGCATTCCGGGGAACACACCGCTGCGGAGAATGCGCTAAGAGAAATTTTGGCACATTGTAAAGTCCAAGGATTTAAAGGAAAATATTAAGTTTGGAGGCATTAAGTGTGAAAGCTACAAAAGTAATGGCGATAATGAAGCGTGGCAAGAGTGTCACCATTTGCCGGAAGGGTTATCCTAACCATGCCGCAGATGAAGATGTGATTGAAGCAAAAAACGGCAACGGTCCGCAGTGGATTACTGATGGTAAAGGTGCTTACAACCTAGATGGAGCTCCTCTAATTGAAAGCTCCAGCCAGTTTTATACCGCTTATGATGTAAGCGAGAAACAGCAAGTTGGATTCTATTTCAAGTTTTCCGACCTGCCGGAGGTGCTGAGCGAGATCTGCTATGGGGACGAAAATCTGGTTGATGCCATTCCGAGCATCACCATTGGGACACTTAACCGAGTGCTAAAAGTATTTGTCTATTCTGGACAAGTGATGTTTATTGATAGTGCATACCTTGCACCATTTGGTAGTGACGATGCCAGATACCTGGAATTTGCTGTCGGAAGGGACGTATACGGGCGTGATTACCTTTGCGTCTATTATGAGTGCAACATCGAAGCCGTAATTTATCCAGTAGAGTTCGGCGCAGGAGAAGCAACTAACAAAATCTGTGATGCACTGGCACTCTGCACTAGAAAATTGAAAAAAGATGGTATCAGTACTGAGGAACTGGCAGCCCAAGCTATGCTTGACGGAGAGAACGAGCAAGAACAGGAATAATAAACCCCAAAAGTGGAGGCAACTATGATTATCACCAACAAAATTGGTCAGAAGGTGGAAACCGGTATAATGCACTGCGATAAATGCGCAAAGTCGATTGCGATTGCCGGAATCAAAATAAGGACCCGACAATACGGCGAATACCAGGTTCAGTATTTTGTCTGTCCGTATTGCGGTTCTAAATTTCATGTTTTTACCTCTGATGCAGCGCAGAGAGCAATTTCTACAGAGCAGCAAAAACTGATTGAGCAAATCAAAGTCGGGATAAATAACCGTTTTCAGAAGCGCACGATTAGAAAATACCGTAACCGCTTGCTGAAACTAACTGACGAGTCAAAAAAGCGTCAGACCAATCTTCTTGCCCCTATCGGGACGAGGCTGCTGGAGGGAAAAGATGGACAAACGGACGACGACTAATCTCCTGAGATTTTATGCTAACATCGACAAGGAGATTCGCTTCAAATATGAGTTATACGGCAACACCCCTCGTGCAGACGCTGCCGCACAGACACTCAAGCAGCTGAGAGCGGACATTGCGTCAGCTCTGGATAGCATGCCTTATGTCAAAAAGGACACGCTTTATCAGCATTACATAAAGGGTGTTGGCTGGGACAAAATCCGCCGCAGACATTGGTATTCCAACCGGCAAATTCGCAACATCGCAAACAGTGCGTTGCAGGAGCTGGCTGTGCTGCTGGATTCATGCAAAACAGTTCAAGATTATCTCGCATCAACGGGACACTCTCTTACTTCTTAGTACACCGACTTTTTTTGATAGGGAAAATGTGATATAATTTTGAGAAGAAATTCTATCGTGTATAACTCTCGTTTTCGGGCGGAAACCGGAATTGAGAAAACAACTCAATTCCGGTTTAAGAAATTGGATGGGAACAGGAGGCGATTCTATGGCTCGGCAACGCAACCCAAACAGAGATGAGGCGTTTCGGCTTTACAGGACAAGACGGGGCAAGATCACCCCAAAAGAAATTGCGGCAACGCTGAAAATATCTCCGAAGCTGGTAAGAGAATGGAAATGCCGTGATAAATGGGATGAGCAACTACATAAGCGGGGCGCACCACAAGGCAATAAGAACGCTGTGGGCAACAACGGAGGTGCCCCAAAGGGAAACACCAACGCAGAGACACACGGGGCTTACTCATATCCACGGACGGAGCAATGGAGCGAAGAAGATAAGGCTAAGATAGAGAACACCCTGGTGCAGTTCGATTCCTTGGCAGAAAGCCAAATGAAAAGTTTGCTGGCAAAACAGCATGACCTGGAACGCAGGATTTCAGAGCTATCGGATGATGATGAGACCCAACTGTATCTCGACCGTGTTATGACCATGACAATGCCAGCGGGCGGGAAAATGGAATACCGCAGTGAAAGCAGTACATTTTCCCGCCGTATGATACTGGAAGCAGAACTAAACAGGGTTCATGGGAGAGTTCAAAAACTGATAGACTCCATAAGGGCAAGAGAAGACCAAAATGCTAGAATGAATTTCGAAAGAGAGAAGTTTGAGTTTAGCAAACAAAAAACTCTCGGAGAATTCCTGGTTGGCAGTGCTGATAGTGACGAGGCAGCGGCAGTATCCGTGCCAGACGAAAAAGAAGAAATTATAGAATAAACCCACGCTAGAGCCAAATCTAGCGTGGGTTTATTTCAGAATAATTCTATGGTGCTTTACGCCGTCAGGATAAGCGTAAACAATTATTCAGGTGAGAAATGATTGTCAAAACAAAATACCGGAGCGGCTATAGTAGACCGCTCCGGTATTTTGCCATTTTTTCTACGGATGGGCTGCCCTGCCGCTGCTCCGTTGAAGCCGGAGAAGCCGCTCCACTGCCTAGAGCCACATAGCGCAACTATAGTCACCCTGTAGCCCTTGGACGACCCCAACAACTCAGGCTTAGGTACTGCTGTAGCTCGCCGTGTCTGCGGGCCACGGAGCGCCCGAACCTTGCCTAGATTATATATTATTTTTTAGGGACAGCTTCGGTGATTTTTTTAGGGGGTGGGGTGAAAAAACAATGAAAATAAGCTGAAAATAGCAATGTCCATAATATTAACGGATATTGCCAGAGGTTGCCGTTTTTTTATGTTACCATGAGTCTATATGGGAGGTCAAATGGACAAGCAGGTGTACTCCTACCTGCTAAGGTCGGGGAAGCTCCGACCTCTCCCTGCTTGTATAAGGGAGGCGGTGCTGTTGAAACTGTATACAAGCGCAGCCATAGCCCGAACGTTGGGACTAAATGAACAGGAGGTCAGAGCCTTAACAAAAGCAGGAATAATTCAAAAAGGATTCCTGCCCAATAGAGGATTATACAGGCTAGAAGATACTGCACGGGAGATTATTCAAAATTACAGGAAGCCGGAGAATGAGCGGGAAAATGCCGACTATGTCACAGAACGTGCGAAGCTGATGCGGATTAAAAGATTGAATGAGCAGTACAGCCTTGAGTTGAGAAAGAAAGAACTCGTTCGAGCGGATGAGCTAGAGATAGTGCTAACCAAGATTCTGGTGTCATTTAAGTCAAAGCTTTCATCACTTCCGGTCAAAATAGCACCGCAGGTTGCTAAAATGACAGACACTATAGAAATTATGGACTTAATAAAAAATAGGGTAAACGAGGCACTTGAAGAACTTTCAGATTTTGATTCAATCATGGAGACAAGAAATGGCGAGTGAGTATAGCGCAGAGACAGAAAAACTGCTGAGACGATGTCTGCTCAAACTAAAACCACCGCCTGACATTACGCTCTCCCAGTGGGCAGATAAATACAGGTATCTCTCCAATGAATCCTCTGCTGAGCCTGGGAAATGGAGAACTGACCGTGCACCATATCAACGGGAGCCTATGGATGCAATTACTGACAAACATACTAAAAAAGTAGTACTCATGTGGGCCTCTCAGCTTGGGAAAACCGACAGCGGTATATTGAACCCTGTTGGATATTTCTCACACTATGAGCCATCCCCCATGATGATTTTACAACCTACGGTTGAAATGTCCGAGACAGTCAGCAAACAGCGACTATCTCCGATGTTACGAGATACTCCTGTTTTGGCAGCATTGTTCAACAATAAAAGCAGGGACAGAGCTAATACCATCCAAGAAAAGCAGTTTCCAGGCGGTTACATTACCTTACAAGGAGCGAATAGTCCTGCGGCATTGGCATCAAGGCCAATTCGCATTTTGTGCGCTGATGAAATAGACCGCTATCCTCTGTCAGCAGGAAATGAAGGAGACCCGCTATTCCTTGCTCAGAAAAGAATGACAGCTTTTTGGAATGCGAAAGAAATTATAACATCAACGCCGACTATTAAGGGGCAAAGTCGAATTGAAACAGAATACGAACATTCTACTATGGAAGTTTGGAATGTCCCATGTCCTGCCTGTGGAAAATATCAGCCATTGACGTGGGGAAATGTTAAATTTGACATTGACGGATTCCGAGAAGGAAAAACTACTGAAGTCAATATGGTTTGCACACACTGCGGGGCATTATCGACTGAGGCAGAATGGAAAAGTAAATTCGGAGCGGGAAAGTATATTGCAACGCACCCTAAGCGCAGGACACGGGGATTTTATGTGAATGCCCTTGCCAGTTTGTTCACAGGTTGGCAAGAGATAGTAGATGACTTTATCACTGCGGTGGATGAAAGCCACAAAGGGAATATGGACTTGCTAAAAGCATGGACTAATACTGCAATGGCTGAAACATGGGATGAAGCCGGTGAGCAAGTCGATGACAACGAACTGATGGAGCGGCTAGAGGACTACGGTTGCCAGGTACCATCTGACGTGATGTACCTAACAGCTGGTGTTGATACGCAGGATGACCGCTTTGAGTACGAAGTAGTTGGTTGGGGAATTGGCGCAGAGAGTTGGAGCATTGAGAAGGGGGCCATCTACGGAGACATGAGCCAGCCGGATATATGGCAACGACTTGATTTAAATTTATTGAAGTCATGGGAGAAAAAAGACGGAACCCAAATGAAGCTGACAGCAGTTTGCATCGACAGCGGTGGACATCAAACGGACAGAGTTTACCGGTTTTGCGCTGAAAGGTGGACAAGAAGAATTTGGGCAATCAAAGGAAGTAACAAAGGAATGGATGCGCCATATATCGCAAATCCGACACGAAACAATAGAGCTAAAGCCCCATTGTTTACCATTGGTGTCGATACAGGCAAATGTCACGTCTATGACAGGCTGAATGTAAAGCATCCTGGACCTGGCTATTGTCACTTTCCGCAAAATAGAGGCTATGACGAGAATTATTTCAAGGGATTGACCGCAGAGAAACACGTTGTAACTTATAAAAAAGGACGTGCTACATGGGCATGGGTGCTGAAAGATAGAAATTTCAGGCGCAACGAACCGTTGGACATGAGGAACTATGCTACGGCTGCCATGGAGATTGCAAACCTGCCGCTGAATCGAACAGATGCAACTACAAAACCATCGAAAGTCAGAAAACAAAGAAGCAGCGGCATTTAGTCAAAGAGGTGAAAAACATAGTGCATAAAAAACAGAAATATGGGATTTCTCTAAGCTCAGCTCAAAAACATCTTCACGAATGGATGGAGGCTGAACTTCAGGTGACTACCCACCAAAGCTACCAGTTGGGAAGCAAGAATCTGACTATGGCAGACCTTGATGCAATCAGGCGAACAATAGATTACTGGTCCCAGCAAGTCGAGAAGTTAAAACGTCAGGAGTCAGGCGGACGGAACAGGGTAATCAGGGTAATACCGAGAGATTATTAAGATTGCCGATTGTTGCCGTTTTAATCGACTAAAATGGAGAGGACAGTACAAGGAGGTGAGGGAGTGAGTCGAAGCAGAAATCCACTGGAAAAAACGATTGCTTTTTTTAGCCCTGAAGCGGCTCTGAAACGGGAACACGCAAGGTATAAATTAGAATTGATTCAGAATAGTGGATACGGTAATTATGGTGCAAGCCGAAGCAAAAAAACACTGAAAGGCTGGATAGATACTGGTGGCAGTGCGTTGGAAGATATTCACGATAATCTTCAAACTTTGCGTGTTCGGTCGAGGGACTTGGCCATGGGTGTTCCGCTCGCCGCTGGAGCAATTAAAACATACAGAACCAATGTAATTGGCTCTGGGTTAACCCCTAAGCCAACCATTGATGGAGAGTCAATCGGTCTCAGTGAAGAACAAACGAACGAAATTGAGAAGCAAATTTCAAGAGAGTTCAATTTGTGGGCAGACAGTACAAACTGCGATGCTGAGCGCATTGCAACTTTTTATGAGCTGCAACAACTAGCCCTAATTAGCTGGCTCATGAGCGGCGATGTGTTCGCCGTTCTTCAGATGAAGCAACGAGCGGGCACACCCTACGAACTATGTATTGAACTTGTAGAAGCAGATAGGGTCTGTACACCTGGCGATTATGCAGGAATCGGAATAGAATATGACACCAAAATTGTGGGTGGCGTTGAAGTTGATGAAAACGGAGAGGTAGTGGCATACCACATAGCGAAACGGCATCCCTTAACTTATCGTGGTGGGAATCAGGGCTGGGTCAGGGTAAAAGCTTTTGGTGAAGAAACAGGAAGAAGAAACATCTTGCACGTTATGACCAGCGAGCGGATTGGTCAGCGCAGAGGCGTTCCCCTTTTGGCTCCAGTAATCGAGGCCTTAAAACAGCTAGGAAGATACACAGATGCAGAACTGGTTGCAGCGGTAGTTAGTGGCTTATTCACAGTGTTTATCGAAAAGGAGCAAGAAAGCTCGACTTTACCATTTGGAGAGCTGGAAGAGCCTAAAGAAGCTCTTGTAGATGCAGGTGACAAGAACACGGTTGAAATGGGAAGTGGTGCTATCGTTGACCTTGCGACTGGCGAACACGCCAATGTGGCTACGCCAGGGCGACCAAATTCAGGTTTTGACGGGTTTGTGACAGCAATCTCAAAGCAAATCGGCGCAGCACTAGAACTTCCCTATGAGCTGCTTGTAAAGCAGTTTACAGCGAGTTATTCCGCCAGTAGAGCAGCATTGCTGGAAGCGTGGAAAAGTTTTTCCATGTGGCGGGATTGGATTGTTGAGAAATTCTGCCAGCCAATCTACGAAGAATGGTTTGCAGAGGCGGTGGCAAAGGGCAGAATCAATGCCCCTGGATTTTTTGCAGACCCAGCTACAGCGAAAGCATATGTGTCAGCGCAGTGGTATGGACCAACACCAGGACAGCTCGACCCAGTTAAAGAGGTCGAGGCAGCAGAAAAGCGCATTGAATGTGGATTCTCGACACGCTCAAAGGAGGCCGCCGAGTTGACCGGAACAGATTATCTTGATAACATCCGTACCATTAAGAGGGAAAACGAACTGATGAGGGAGGCAAATGGATATGCCGAGAGTAAGACTAGCCGGACCGGTAACCAGCGATAATGATGCCAAAACCTATCGGTATTTTGGCTTTAGTGTCTGCTGTCCAAACGATGTACGCCAAGCGGTGGAAGACTGCCCAGACGATGAAGAATTGGTTTTTGAACTGAACTCGTGCGGTGGCAGTGTCTATGCAGGATTCGAAATGTACAATCTAATTCGAAACTCCAGCAAGAAAACAAAAGCTGAAGTTTACAGTATTGCTGGCTCTGCAGCAGGTGTTATCATGTGCGCCTGTGATACTGTCTTGATGTCGCCGGTATCAAACTTTATGATGCACCGGAGCGCAGCATGTGGTGATTATGGCAATGCGGAGCAGCATGAGCAGACAGCACAGATGCTGGACAGTATTGATAAGAGCATCCTGAATGCCTATGTGGAAAAGGCAGACGGTAAAACCAGCGCAACAGAGTTCCGGCGCAAAATGGAGAATGAGACTTTCATGACAGCTCAAGAAACGATTGCCTGCGGTTTAGCTGATGGTCTGATTGAGAAACCATCAGCGGATACCCCTGACCCTATAGATACTGCTGCACATCTGGACATGGGACAAAGCAATACCATGATTAGTGTAATTACAGCATTGGCGAAAAATACATTGCCGCCTGTTGAAGACCTCCGAAAAAGACTGCTGAATACGGAGCTGAGAACAAATAAGACTGGAGAAATTCAGAAAAATATTGGAGAAAGGGAAAACGAAATGGAAATCAACAGCAAAGAAGAACTGCTAGCTGCTTATCCCAATCTGGTAGCACAGATTCAGACTGATGCGCAGACTGCGGAGCGTGAGCGCATTTCTGGCATTGATGCGGTTGCATTGCCTGGATTCGATGAAATTGTCAGTGCAGCCAAGGCAGACCCCAGCCAGAACGCTGGGACAGTCGCTATGGCCATTATTGAAAAACAGAAAAAGCAGGGAATCAATTATGTGGCTGCTGCCAATAGGGACGCAAATAACAGCGGCGCAAACAATGTTCCTGCTGCCCCAATGGAGGGGGCAAAAGACGAAGGCAAACACACAAAAACTGATGCCAAAAATGCTGTGAAACTGTTTGAAAAACATGGGAGTGTTGTGTAATGATGACTGAAAATAAGATTGGAAGCAGCGGCTCAGACAACCTGATTGCAGGCACTTATCCTCCGGTAGTAGCAAAATTGTTCGACCTGAAAGGCAGTGGAATTATCCAGCGTGGAACAGTTTTGAGCCGTGAAGATGATGGGACATATGCTGTTTTGGGAACTGGCAGCGGTACAGCGTCCGTTGTTGTAGCTGAAACGACCGAGGAAGATGACACTGTGGTTGAAGCTTATGTCAGCGGCTTGTTTTATCGCAATATGCTGAATAATACTCTCACAGAAAAAGAAGAAAATGAGCTCCGCTTGGCAGGAATTCTCCTGACTGACGGCATCTGAAAAATCAAGAAATAAGGTGAAGGTTAATGGATTATGATATTTATTCCCCAGCTTTTATGGCAGAGGTCATCCGAGAAAAGAAACCGATTTACACATTTGTAAAGGACCGGTACTTCTCTGCTTCCACTAGCGTATTCACAACCGAAAAGGTCATGATTGACTACGATGATGGTGCTGGGAACGTTTTAGCTCCGTTCGTTATCCCAACTACTGGGCCTGTTCCCTTGACCAGAGACGGATACGAAACCTATGAATTAGTCCCGCCCTATATTGCTGTGAGCTTACCCCTGACAATCAAAGACCTGACCAAGCGCATGGCGGGTGAAACTATTGTCTCCGAGCTGACACCGGAACAGCGTCAGCAAATTTATCTGGTACAGGATTTGGATACTCTGGATAAGTCCATCACTAGACGTGAGGAATGGATATGCGTCAATACTATGTTGGACAATCAGTGTACCATGAAGCATATCGGTGATAATGGCGCAAAGGGAAAGGATATGATTGCCAAATATTACGAAGGAACTGACAATCCAGGCGTATTTAAAGCGTCTGAAATCTGGGATGTTGGTGCGGATGAGTACACACCTGGTACATGGTATAAATCTGTCACTGAACAGCTTTCCAGTATGCGCAAGGCCGGACGCAATGCAACTGACCTTGTGGTGGGTTCTCAGGTCGCTGAGCTGATTATGTCCGATAAATGGGCGTGGAAAGTGCTGGACAACCGCCGTGCAGAACTGGGAGAGATTAACCCAGGATGGCAAGAGCAGGGTGTAACCCGCATTGGAAAGTTGAACTTCGGCGGCAAGGATTTGGAAATTTTCTGCTACGAAGGAACCTATGAGGAGCGGGACGTGAAGACTAGAAAGCTGACTACGAGAGATTATTTCCCTTCTACCGCTGCAATGCTGGCAGCACCTAACACAGGGAAGATGGCCTATGGTGCGGTGAATCAGATGGAACGTGACGAGATGTTCCACACCAGAACCGGTATGAGAGTCCCTAAGTACATTGCAGATGTCCCCCACAACACAAAGGAAACCACACTGACCTCCCGCCCTATCGCTTATCCAGTTATTAAGTCGCCGTGGCGGGCCTGCCGTAACGTATTCGAGAAATAGATATGGCAGTCAGTCGCAACTTGAAGTCCCAGCTCCAAGCTGATAATAAGCGAGTGTTCCTGAATTTAGACGAATTTGGAACACTTGAACGAATCCGCTATTGGAGTAATGGGAGAGAGCAAAGACCAATCGAACTGAATATCCCTGTCTGCATCGAAACGGACGGGGATAGCACAAAAACATGGAATAAACAGCAGAGCTATCAGACTACAGACCATGAAATGGTGTTGATGCAGAAATCTGTTGTGCTGTACGCTCTGCTGGAGGACTTCGGGGAAGCTCCTGCTAGAAAACGCTATATGCAGGTAGGTCAGATTGTGTACCAGATTAGCATGGTATCAGTTCAAGGCGGTATGTTGGTAATCACCTTGCGAAATCTGGAGGAATAATCGTGTCAGATATCAGAATTGAGATTGAACAAGCACAAATAGAGCATGTCAATAAAATTTTTTACACAATGCCTGAAAAGGCAAAAATTGTCTTTCAAAATTCGATTAACCGTGGACTGGATGCGGCAAGAACACAGGCATCAAGGGAAATCAAAGCACGATATGACATTAAGCAAGGGAACCTGAAAGCCTACGAGACAATCAAATTGCGGCGAGCAGAACAAACAGGCTCGGATATTGTGGGTGAGAGTAGTTTTAGTGGAGGGAAAATACCACTGTATAAATTCCATCCATCACCGAAAGACCGGAAGTACACAAACAGGTATGTCAATGGTGTATCTGGCTGGAGAATCACAACGATGGTAAGTGCGGCGGACATCAGAGCAAGTGGAATGATACAGCGAGAAGCAGCGTTTATCGCCACATTTAACAGCGGCCATACTGGTATATTCCGCCGCACGGGACAAAAGACTTCCAACAAAAAAGATAAGCTAAAAGAATACTACGGTCCAAGTGTTGCAGACATGCTTGATTACAAAGAAGCGAGAGAAGCCATTCAAGACCGAGCTTCTGACATAGTCGCAAAGCGCATTGACCAAGAGTTATACAGAATTTTAAACGGATTCTAAAAGGAGCAAAAAATGAACCTGAGAGCACTCCTTGATGCACTTGCAGAGTTCGTCGAAACGAGTTTACAGGAAATGAGGTTACCCGTCAAACAAGAGGGATGGGACGACCAGCCTAGGACCCGTGCGATTGAAATCTACAAACAGCGTATGCCAAGTGCGTCAGATGCAAAAGAGAAAGTACCTTATGTCTTGTTGCAAATGCTGAATGGCTCTGACGATGAAAAAGCGAGTGGAGAGCAGGAGCACAAAGCAAGCATTCGAGTAATTGTTACTATATTTGATTGGGACCCACAGCAAGGAGCACTGTCACTGCTGAACATAGTAGAAAAGCTAAGGTTTGACTTGCTCAAAGCTGGCATTATTGGAGACAGGTTCACGTTGCTAAAACCATTTGAGTTTTTAATTTACCCAGACGATACTATACCGTATCACGTTGCGGAACTCTCCACAGTATGGGGTATCCCAGCAGTAGAGAGGGAAATTCAAGGATTGCATTGGAGGTAAGAAACATGGCAAAAAAAGACACTGCCACCGAAGAATCTGCCCAGACCATCGAAATGGAACCGGAGCAGACACAAGTGGAAAAAATCAAGAGAATTTACATCGGACCGTCCATCCCTCGTTCTGACCTGTGTAACGCACGAATTTTGGAAGGTACTGCGGAAGATATCAACAACTTTATTAGTGCCTATTCTGAGGGTTATCCTGAAGTTAAACATCTGCTGGTAACGCCGGAGGAACTGCCTGAAGCACTGAAAAAGGTTCAGAAAAAAGGGAATATCCTGCACAAATATTACCAGGATATGGCGGCCAAGGCTGTCGTGTCTAGAAAGAAGGTGTAATTATGTTTTACGGAGTAAAAACAACAGAGCAACCCACCTCTGTCGGGACTCCAATTACAGCAACGAGTGGCATTGTAATTGCTTTCGGCACAGCACCCATTCATCAAGTGGACGGAGTAGCCAACGAGATTGTGCTGGCAAATACCTACAATGAAGCTGTGTCCGCACTGGGATACAGCGAGGACTGGGACAAGTACACTCTTTGTGAGGTAATCTACTCGCACTTCAAGCTGTATGGGACAGCACCGCTGATTCTGGTCAATGTGTTAGACCCGAATCAACACAAAACCAATGTTGAAGCCGCAGTTTACAATATAATCAACAGTCAGGCAACTATCACAGGTGATGCGATTGCCTCTACCATCAAGGTCATGAATAATAGCAAGACACTAGCGGCAGGAATTGACTATGATGTGTTCTACGAGGATGGAGATTGCATCATTGAAGCACTGCCAGGCGGGGCCATGGAGAACCTTTCCAGCGTCAGCGTGGAATATTACAAGGTTGACTTTGAAGTGAAGGATTTAGCAGACGAAGTAATTGGTGGTTACAACGTCTCTACCGGCAAAAGCACTGGTATGGAGCTGATGGATACAGCCTACTTCAAAGGGCTGGTTCTGCCGGATATTTTAATTGCACCTGGCTTCTCTCATATCGCTAAGGTTGCTGCTGTGATGGCGGCAAAGACAACCTTCTCCAGTGTGTTCCGAGCAACCTGTATCTGCGACATTGACACAGGGGCTGCGACCACCTATCAGCAGGCTGCAACTATCAAAAGCGGCACGGGTAGTTTCCAGAATAAGAAACAGATTATGTGCTGGCCTATGCTTTCGCTGGATGGTATGAAGTTTCACTACAGCACCCAACTCGCAGGCTCCATGTCTGCTTTGGACGCTGAGCTTGACGGCATTCCCTCCAGAGTGGCATCTAATCGGGCGTTGCAAGCTGACAGTGCAGTTCTGACAGATGGCACCGAGATTCTGCTTGACCTGACACAGGCAAATTATTTGCGTGGTCAGGGTATTGTTACAGCCTATAATTTTGTAGATGGTTTCAAGAGCTGGGGTACCTATACGGCAGCATATCCAGGGGATACGGACCCTAAAGATATGTTTATCAGTACCGCCCGCATGTTTAACTTTGTTGCCAATTCTGTCGTCCTGACTTACTGGAGCCGCATCGATGAAAACCTTACTCCCCGCTATGCTGAGAGCATCATCGATGAGCTGAACATCTGGCTGAATAGCTTGGTCAACAGTGGCAATCTTTTGGGGGCACGGTGCGAACTAAAACAGGAGGAAAATCCTGATATTGACCTGATGGCAGGTATTGTAAAAGTTCACATCTATATGACACCGGCTTCTCCGGCGCAGGAAATTGACTATCTGCTGGAATATGATGTTGATTACGTTTCTTCTGTTCTGAGCGGAAGCGGAGAATAAGGAGGTGAATGAGCTATGCAGAATGATGTTAGTGTTATCAACTACGCTCTCTATGAAGGCGAGACGGAATTCATCGGCATTACACAGGTCGAGCTCCCGTCTTTGGAGTTTTTGACGCAGACTGTTACTGGTGCCGGAATTGCTGGAGAGATTGAGAGCGTCTTGATTGGTCAGATGAAAGCGATGTCTATGACATTAAAACATACTGTTTTGACCAAACAAGGAATTGTCTTGTCTACGCCGAATATGCACACATGGGAACTGCGTGAGGTCCAGCAAACAGTGAGATCTAATGGGGCTCTTGCTCCTACTGGCGTGAAGCATATCTTTAAGGCGTTCCCAAAGCAGATGGACGGCGGCTCCCTGAAACCACAGTCCCCTTCCGACCCCAATACAGTTGCCTCTGTCCTCTACTGGGCTGAATACCGTGACGGTCAGAAGATTATGGAGCTGGACCCTCTCAACAATATTTGCTATATGAATGGTGTGGACTATCTTGACAGCGTTCGCAAGGCATTAGGTAAGTAACATCCTTTACTCCCTCTGGCATAACAAGCTGGAGGGAGTTTTCGCTCTGCAAGATTGCCCATTGTTGCCGTTTTAATCGGCTACAATTTAGATAAGGCACATATTAGGCAAGACACATAGTGCCAAAGTAAAAATGGAGGGAAAAGTAAATGGCTGAAACTGAAAAGAAGGATAACCTCAAAGAGGTTACTGGCAAGCTGGAGGAAGGTTTGGATATGGAATCCGCAGTGCGTCGGCTGGGCGTTGTGACAGTGATTCTGTCAAAAACGGTTACCTTTTGTGACGAGACCTACACGAAGTTAGAAATGGACTTTGAGGGTCTGACCGGAAAGGACATGGAGGCAATCGATGATGAATTAGCTGCCATGGGAGTAGTTATTCCAAACCCGAATATCAATCATAAGTACCAGCGCATTCTGGCTGCTCGTGCTGCTGGGGTTCCATCTGACATGATTGAGAAATTGCCTCTGCGGGATTATCAGAAAATTACAACGGCGGCTCGCTCTTTTTTACTCGCTACGGCCTCAATCTGAAAGGAGAATATCCGTCAGACTGGCTTAGAGAACAATACATTATCATGTCTAGGCAAACAAACACACCGGTCTACTACTGGGAAACAATGCCTATAAAGAGATTCTACCAGTGGATTAAAGCACACAATAATGTCGTGCAAACCAAAGATGGATAAAGCGGGCGCAGGATAACTTGCGCCCGCTAATAGGATTCTGAGTTTTGAGGAGGAAAAAGCAAATGGCTATATCAAAAGAATATGAGCTGCTTTTTATGCTCAAAGCACAGATTGATAGTGCATTTGGTACAGGATTTTCGGCAGCTGAGGCTTATTTAGGAGAGCTTCAAGGGAAGGTAAGAGAGTACAATGCAGCACTTCGGGATGTTGCAGCGTATCAAAAACAGCAACAAGCATTAGATGCGTTGAAGTCCAAACTGACAGAAGAAAAAACGGTGTTGGACAACAACAAACAATCCATTATAAGCAGCAAAGATGAGATTAAGCGTCTGACAGTAGAGAAGCAAACTTATCAATCCACTGTGCGTTCTCTCACTGCCCAAATTACGCAAGAGAGGAAAGCTCTTCAAGATGTTGAGCAGAAAATTAAGGCAGAGGGCGATGCTACCGGAGAACTGACGGCAGAGAAGCAAAAGCACGAAAAGACTATCGCAGAACTGACAGCACAAAAAGAAAAAGAGCAGCAGATTATTAAGAGTGTAAAAGCAAAACTTGATGAAGAAAAAACCTCAACGAAACAACTGACTGCTGAACAGCAGTCGCATGAAAAAGAAGTAACTAAGCTAAATAACCAGATTACACAGCGGGAAAAGAAAATCCTATCAACCATCGAAGCCCTGAAAAAAGATGGTATCAGTACTGAGGAACTGGCACAAGAAGAAGAACGGCTCCGTGAAAAGCTAAAAGAAAATCTGAAAGCAGAGGAAGAAAACAGGAAAGAGACCGAGCGGCTATCTGACGTTGAACAGGAACTACGGGATAAATTAGAAGCAAGCCGCCAAGAAATGCAACAATGGCAGTCTGCGGTCAATACTATCACTGAGTTTGCAAATGTGCTTAGCGCATTGAAACCTGCGGCTGACCTAGCAGTTGATGCCATTACGAGCGTTAATGAGGGAATCATGTCTTGCATTGAGAGCGCAGGACAGCTTGAATATACAATGTCAGGCGTTCAGGCTACTGCCGGAGCTACAGCAGAGGAGACAGACCAACTCTCTGAAGCCGCCAAGTATATGGGGGCTACAACCAGCTATACAGCCAGCGAGTGCGCCGAAGCACTCCAAACGCAGGCCCTTGCAGGTTGGTCGGTAGAGGAAATGCTAAACGGTCTGCCTGCTGTTGTCCAACTAGCGGCGGCATCGCAGGAAGACTTGAATACTATGACTGGTATTGTGTCGGATTCTTTAAATGCATTTGGTCTAAGCGGCGCAGAAGCCGTCAGCAGATTTGCAGATGTTCTTGCTAAGACGGCAACAAGCTCAAATACAACTGTTTCTATGCTGGGCGAATCTCTCTCTTATGTGGAAAGCACTGCGGCAAATTTGGGTTACAGCATCGAGGATGTTTCTGTAGCATTGGCTGTCATGGCAAATAACGCACTGAAAGGCTCCGTATCTGGTTCGGCACTTAACACCATGCTTACCCGTATGTCAGGCGCAAACAGCACTGCGGCAAAAGAGATGGACAAACTTGGACTGTCCATGTACAACATTACAGACGAAAGTCCCAAAGCCTTACTCACCTTCTTGAATGAGCTAAGAGACGCTTTCCAAAGTGGCGGTATGAGCGCACAGGAAATGCAGATATCAGCGTATAAATTGGCAGGTCAGCGAGGTATGCGAGGACTACTCTCCATTGTTAATACCAGCCAGGAAGAATGGGAGCAAATGACAGCGGATATTTACGACGCATCTGGTGCCGCAAACGCCATGTCTGATATCCGACTGGACAACTATGAAGGACAAATCTACCTGCTGGAATCTGCGTTTGACGCATTGAAAACAACCACCGGAGAGGCATTTATTCCAGCGGCGACAGGGGTTGCAGAAGTGTTGACAGACATCTGCAATATCGCAAATGATTTTGTAGGAGACAATCAGGAACTTATTATTGCACTGGCAGCAGCAGCCCAATCGTTCCTTGTTGTTGGCGGAGCAATCGGCGCAGTAGCAACCGGATTAACGGCTGTAAAATTTGCTATTACCACTTTGGGCCCTGAGATTGCAGCAGTATTCGGAACGGCGTTTGGAGCGGCAGCTATTGGAGCAGCAGTTGTTGGTCTAATTACCTATGCGGCAACGCTTGACACGACTTCTGAAGCTACAAAGGAGTTAAAGAACGAGACTGATGCCCTTGAAGAATCCGTCAAGTCGTCAAGAGAGACATACGAGCAGACTACGGCGAGTTACGATGAAAATAGGGAAAGCGCAAATAATCTGATAGCCGTCCTAAACGACCTAACATCCAGTGGCAATAGCGATGCCTATACGCAGTGGCAGATTGCAGAAGCAACTGAAGAACTAAACAAACTGATTCCAGGGCTGAATCTTGAATACAACGCTCTGGCTGGTACGCTTAGTGCAACAACGGATGAGATGCAAGAGTACGTCAACGCTATGAGCGATGACGAAGCAGAATCCAAATTGGAAAGGCTGCAAGAGCTCCAAACTCAGCAAAAGGAGCTCGAAGAAGAAATTGCTGTGGCACAAGCGGCGGCAGCGCAAGCGCAAGAAGATTACAATTCCTCGATAAAAATGGTTGGAACAGGCCCGACATTACCTGCCGACCCGTCAGATTACATAACAACCACACAGGAATTCAATGAACTAACGTCTGCATATGAAGCAAACAAAGCTGAAATTGACCAGCTAAACGATGAACTTGGTGATTATATTGGATTGCAGGAAAGTGCTGCTGATGTAACCGATGTCACTAGCGAGCAGCTTGAGCAAGTAACATCACTTGTAGATGAATACGGAAATGCATGGTCTGAAGCCTACGAAGTGGCAGCAGAATCCTTGCAAGAGCAACTGGGTTTAATGCAGAAGATTGAGGGACAGGATGATACCAGCGTCAGCGACATCAAGAAAAATCTTGACAAACAGCTCTCTGTGGTTCGTGACTATGAATCAAATCTGCAAACCATCTTCCAGGCGGCAACAGAGAACGAAATTGACATAACGCCTATTCTGGACGATTTAACAAGCGGAACCACCGACGCAATGGCGGCAGCACAGGCAATCGCTGACAGCGTGAGTGGTGGCAGTACCACTGCGCTGGAAGGGCTTGTAGATACTACCTCCACCATCAACGCCACAGTTGCCCAAATCAAAAGCGACATTGCTGACCAGCAGCCAGAAGTTCAATCTGCGCTTAATAATATGATATCGGGGCTTACACTTGATGACACAGAACTAACTCAAACTAGTATGACAATTAGCCAAGATATCATTCAGGGGCTAATTGACGGTCTTGCTGATAGTAGTGGTTTTACATCCAAGGCAACAGAGATTACCAACGCTGGCATGGATGCAATCAAAGCTGCGGCTGGAACGCATAGCCCGTCAACAATCACAACAGAGGTTGGTCAAAATATCGACGAAGGACTTATTGTCGGTATGGCCGCAAAACAGGCGGTAGTGGCGGCAAAAGCTATTACTGTGGCTCAGGGCGCAATCAATGCCTTCAGGTCATCTATGTCACAGAGCATTTTCTATGCGATTTCCTCTAATGCCATACAGGGGGCGATTAACGGCATCAATGCCAAGAAGTCCTCTCTGATGGCTACAGCAAAGACGGCAGGACAGGCCGCTGCAAATGCTTATAAGAGTGCTACGGCGAATATGAGAGCTTATGCTTCAGGTACTACCTATGCAGCACCTGGCTGGTCATTAGTCGGGGAAAATGGTGCAGAGCTGATGAAAGCGGTTAATGGGACTTATTCTATTGTGGGTACTAACGGTCCACAGCTTGTACCTATGAGTGGCGGAGAGACAGTTTATACTGCCAGCGAAACACAAAGTATTCTGGCAAACAGTGCATTAGAGACAATGGCATATCAGCAGACTGCACCAAATCAGAATCAGTCAAACCCTGTAGCGTACCCCTCCCCGCTTGCAGCAATCAACAAAACAGAGAGCGGAGAAAACGGAACAGTGATTCAACTTACCTATGCACCGGTCATTCAGGCGGTTGCGGCGGCTATGGATGGCGGGATTCAGGAGCAGCTAAAGAAACATGACCTTGAACTTGTTGAGAAGTTAAACCAAATGCTTGATGAGCGAGAGGCCAGCCAGCGAAGGAGGGCGTACTAATGGCGCAGGTTTACACCACAGTCAGCGGTGATACATGGGACAACATAGCCTACAAAACAACGAGTAACGGATGCAATATGGATTTGCTTATTGCAGAAAATCCGCAGTATTCGGATACATTTGTCTTTCCGGCAGGAGTTCAACTGACCATTCCTGAGATTGAGGAAACCAGCAGTACGCTTCCTCCTTGGTTCGAGTAAAGAGGTATGACTTGATGAATGATATTGACAGTGCTTACAAGACAAAGCTCTCTGTGCAGATTAACAATGTGGATATATCTACAGACGTAAACAACCATTTGCTCACAGCTTCCTTTACAGATTTAGAAGATGGCAGCGCAGATGATATAGAAATCACGCTGGAGGACCGAGATAACGAAATTATTGGAGGCTGGCTGAACACTGAACTAGGCAAGCGAGGAACAACAGCAACAACCTATACTTGTCCATATTCGGAGCCAAGTAATAACTTA